GCCGCCACCGACGAACGGGCGGCGATCCGAAGGGCGGCGGATCTACCACGGTCGCGACGCGGCAGCCAGAGGCATGTCCCCGGTGGCAATCGCGGTGATCGCGGCGGTTCCAGCTCGACGGGGCCTGCGCCTTCGAGCTGCGTCTGGTACTGCGTGCGCCGGGCATCGCCCAAGGCGACGCGCCCGAGCATCTGCGCGGGCGACTGGCACAGGGTCATGAGGAACGCGGCATCGGCGGCGACCTTCGCCAGCGGGCGCAGGAGTTCCTCGCGCTGGCCGCGACTCGATTCCACGATGGTCAGGCGGAACTTGGCGATGCGCGAGGCGAGTTGGCGGCGTGCGAACTGCTTGGCGACGGCGCGGTTGGCGGCGTCCGTCTCACGGACAAGGTCGTCACCGTCGCGGCTGAAGCGGTCGCGGGCGTCGGCGACCTGCTGCTGGATGTTGGCGATGCGCGCACCGAAGGCGGTGGCGAGTTCGGCGGCGCGGTTCGCGAGCCGGTCGATGTTCTCCACGGTCAGCGGAACATCGGTGGGGATGGTCTTGAAGTTGACGTTCGGCATGGGGGCTATTCCTCAGCGTGCGGCCCAGCCAGTGGGGCCGCTCGCTCCCGACCATATGGACCGAATTTGCCCCGCGCGAGTGTTATTTCTTGGGTCGGTTTACTTCTTCGGCTGGAAACGGCACGCAACGTATGGAATTCGTGGCGTCCTGCCACCGGCAGTCCATCCGCTCGAATCGTTGTTGAATCTGGCGGTTTCCGTGGCCGTTCGCGCGAAACCGCGCGGGCTGCTCCACCTCGACCCGCACCGGCGGCTGCGCGCGCGGCGAGTAGGTGCCGACCTTCGCCCGCTCCAACGTCTCCCGGGCATTGAACAACTCGCGCTGCGCCGCCTGCGCGTTACCGATCACGAGGGCCAGCATCAGGTACTTGTAGGAACGCTTCATCGCCGTTTCTCCCATCAAACCCAAACAATCCGTTCTTCGCGCGGCATGCGCGCCTCGGGCAGGAAGCTGCGTTGCTGCACCCGTCCGCTCGACTCACCCGCGATGCCGTAGCTGGTCGCGTCAAGCATGTGGTCATTGGCCGAGCTGTCGCAGTCATCCGGCACGCGCGAATCGCGCGGCAGGCTCGGGACCGTCGCCAGCCACATGCGGCACCGGGAGGCGACAAAGAACTCGCCGTTCACCATGAGCTGCTTTAGATGCTCGAAACGTGGGACGCGCGCGCCCTTCTTGGCGGGGGATACGCGCACCCCGGCCTCACGGAACAGGTCGGCGATGGACGCCTCCGCTCGGCCCATCTGCCGCGCCTCGGCGGCGGAGTCGATCACGCCCCGCGCCCGGACACCGTTACGCGCGGCCATCGCGTGGAGCTGCGGTGCGAGCTGGCCCGGGGTCTGTCCGGTTCCGCGTGCGATGTTGCGCGGGTCGCAGGCAAACACCTCATCGAATACCACCCACGCACCCCGCGGCATCACGCGATCATCCGGCAGGCGCACGGCATAGGCGAGCTGCCCAACAAGCACCGTCGCGCACGGCGCGGCGCTGCCCCAGTCGATGGAGAGCTTGAGCGAAGCGAAGCAGTCCAGCGGCACGTCGTGATGGTCAATGACCATCTTGTCCGCGTTCCATATTCCTTGGAAGAAATCACCGACCAGTGCGGACCAGTCGCCCAAGCGCATCGCGCGGTACAGGGCTGGGTCCGTGCGGGCCAACACCTCAAAGTTCCGGCGGTATGCCTCCGGCAGGTGCGGATTGTCGTCCAGCCGCGACGGCGCATAGACCCACGTATTCCCCTCGAACTCGAACGGCACCCACGGCTCGCGACCCGTCACGTACCGCTCGGCGAGCACACCGTGATTCGCGCCGCCCGGGTTCCCGGCCAACACCATGCGCAGCGGCGTGCCGTTGCCGCGCAGGCTCATGCCGAGCTGGTCGATCACCTCGATGGAGGGGCCTTCGCCCGCCTCATCGCACGCGATCAAGGTATAGGACATGCCCTGCGCCACGTCGGACAGCGCCGATGCCGACTCCACGTGCGTGAGCTGGATCGTCGCGCCGTTCGGCAAGCGGAACATCGCATCGTTCTGGTTGTAGGCAATGTCGCGCCCGTAGGCAGACCGGAGAAGCTGGCGCAGCTCCTCGGCAAACTGACCCAAGGACTTCAAGCGGCGGCGCGTCACAAGGACACGGGCGCGGTTCTTGTATTGGTCGCAGTGGCGCAGGATCAAGAACTGTACGGCCATCGACTTGCCACCGCCGCGACCGCCACCCAAGAACATGAAGTGATCCTCGGGTACGGTCAGGACCTGAGACTGGAACGGCGTCGGGCGAATCTCAACGCTCATGGGTCAGGACTTCCGGTTGCTGCTGGACCGCGATCACGCGCGCGTACTCATCGGGCGACATGGCGGCTTGGATGAAGATCGCGACCCGCGGCACGTCGGCGTTTCCGTCGCCGCGGCCAAGTTGGAACACGCGATCCGCGAGGAACTCGGCGGCACGTTCGCTGCCTTCGCCCATGCGCTTCTTCATGAAGGCGATGATGTCCCCGGCACCTTCGGCCCGGCCTTCCTCCAAGGCTAGCGCGAGCGGCGACAGCTCACCCGCCTCAGTGTCCTCCTTGAGGGCCTTCCACTGCGACAGGGTCAGGCCCAGGGCACGGCGGATGGTGTGTTCCCGGCATCCCTCCTGCGCGAGGAGGCGGGCGGCGTCGAGGGCCTTGGTCGTGAGGTCGGGTAAGGTCAGGCGCGACATGCTTCCAACTCCCGCTTGATGCGATAGACAGCGGCGTTCCCCACGCAAGTCATGCGGGCGACGCGGTTGGCGGGGGTCCCTGCCTCTAGGAGTGCCGCTATGCGGTGTTCGACCCCCGGCGGCACCTTCGGCCTGCCGAGCTTCTTCCCTTGCCGCCGGGCACGTTCTAGACCCAGTAGCGTGCGTTCCCGGATCAGCTCCCGCTCGAACTCGGCGAGCGAGCCCATCACGTTGAACATCAATCGCCCGGCGGGCGTGGAGGTGTCCATCGCGAGGTTGCGAACGAACAGCCCGACCCGGAGGGCTTCCAGCTCGGCGATCAGCGACACGAGGTGCGGCAGGCTACGGCCCAACCGGTCCAGCGCCGTCACCGCGACCATGTCCACCTCGCGGCGCGTGGCGGCCTTGAGCATCGCATCCAGCGCCGGGCGCTTGTCGCGACCCTTCGCGCCGCTGATGCCTTCGTCGGCGAACTCGGCGGCGATGGCGTGGCCGCTGGCCCGGGCCCACTCCCGCAGCGCGATCAACTGGTTTTCAACGGTCTGGTCCTTGCGGGTGGACACCCGGACGTACAGGGCTACGCGCGCCATTCTCAATCTCTTGTGAGACGGCGAGACCATAGCTGGCCGGCACGCATCCGAAAAGGGCCGCGAACGGATAAAAATCCGGTGGGATCAGTGAGTTGGAAAATCGTGGCGCGCCGGAGGTGGGTTTTCCGACCCGATTTCAGATTGGATGGATCTTGTATGTGAGGGGCGGTGCGCTGCCATCTGCCCAGACAAGCGAAGCCCCGCGCGTGGCGGGGCCTCAGAAACCGAGCCGGATTCGAACCGGCGACCTGCACCTTCGTTAGGGGGCTGCTCTATCCGCTGAGCTACCGGGCCATAGAAAACCGCCCATGGCGGCTGCCCGAATATGCAACGAATATCAGTGCCGTGCAAGCCGACCGCTCAAAAGGGCATCGCACTAGCTGACCTAAGCTGACCGCCCAGCGAGGTCGGCGCGAGGTCAGCTAGTCGGGAACCCCATTCGTTACTGGGTTTCGGTTGACCTAGCTGACCTTTCTGACCTTTTAGGAGGAGAAAGAGAAATTGCGGCGGTCAGCGACGCTTCGACGCTGTGCCTCTGAGCCTTCTGCCAGCAGGCGCACCGCCGCGTTTTTCTCGGGCAAGTACGCACGAAAAGGCCAGCGAGGTCAGCGAGGTCAGCTAAAGCCTACGGATTACTGGGCCTAGAACAGGCTGACCTCATCGCGGGGGTCAGTATGAGGTCGGCTAGGTCAGCTAGACCGGCACACTACGGCGCACTTTCCGGGTCCGCAGGCCAGAGCCGGTCGAACAGGGCGAGCTTTGCCGCGTCCTCAGTTGGATAGCTGGCGACGCTGAAGGTGGAGTTGATGCGGTATCCCCAGCGGCCATTCTTCTGCTGGTGGACGCCTAGATTGTTTCCTTCGACGTTGAGGAAGTCGTTACCCTTCGCAGAGTGCCGCCACTTGCGCTTGAGCCACTTGCTCCGGCGCACCGCCCGGTTTACCAACCGACGCTCGCGGGCACGCGGCCCGCTGTCGCTGTAGTCCTCGCAGAGGTTCTCCGCACAGACGCAGCCGACCTCAATGGATTCGGCTACGTCATCGTGATCCAGCACATGGACGTATCGGACCTGCTCGTTGCCGCACATCTGGCAAACCTCATACCGCGGTGAATCGCCATGCGACTCGGAATCACGGGAGTCATACACGGCGACCAACCGCCAACCCTTGTGGGGCAATCCACGTTGTTGCCAACCCTGCTGGATGCTCATGAGTGACCTCAGAACGGCGGCTTCGGGTCCGGATCGTCCTCGCTATCGTCAGGCCATTCACCCCATGTAAACAAGTCGGGGCAGGTGTCCCATTCGGCGCGCATGTGTTGCAGGTCGAGGAAGTAGCCGTTGCGACCGCCGCGCCGCTTCTTCCGGGCCTTCAGCCGCTTCGCCAACAGGATTTGAATATCGTTGTCGGCGAAGTGGTTGTCACCCTTGCGCGGCTTCAGCCAGTTATCGGCGGCGGCACGCAGGTCCGACGTTGCCACCCACGGCACACCGCCAGATTCCTCGGTGTTGGGCGGCAGGTTCCCGGTCAACAGCATGTCGAACACGTAGGCAGACAGGCCGGGCAGGCTGCGCGCCTTCTGCTCCGAAAGCGCCATGTTCTTTGGAAGATTGTGCGACGGACGCCAATCGCCAAGATCCATGTTCATCAGGTCGTAAAGCATGGTCGCCAGCCGGCTCCGGGGATCAGCGTGCCGTTCGGTGACTTGGCGTAAAGCTGCCTCTCGATGGCCGCAAAGTATGCGTAGTCCTCCATGTGGTCGTCGGGCACGTCGAAGATCGCGAAGCGCCTGGCGTTCGCACCGGCAGGAACGATCCACCGCTCGTTCGAGGCCATGATGATGTGGGCATAGTTCGGTGCAGTCACCACGTCCGCGCCTTTCCCTTCGATCACCAGCGTGTCCTCGGTGATGAGGGTTTTCATCACAGCTTCCGCGGTCTTGTCGCCGTGCGTGGTCACTTCGTCCGCGAACAGCAGGCAGCAGTCCCGCAGATGAAGATTGAAGTTACCGGTGACGTGTTTCGCATTGGTGACTTGGAGGCCGTGCCGCCCAAACAGCTCCTTGGCTGCGCGACCAAACACGCCCTTGCCGGTGCCTTCCTTGCCCCGCAGGATCAGCGCGACGCCTGCTGGGCGGTCCGGACGCTGCACGGCGTCGGCCAGCCACTTCAAGCCGTAGTCGGAGCCACCACAGAGGAAGTGGATATGCTCGCGCATCAAAGACCACTCACCGCCCGGCGCAGGTGCGACGCCCCAGCCACGCCAGAGGTTGAGGAAGCCGTTGATCTCCTCGGCTTTGCCGGGAATGAAGATCACATTGTCGAACTCGCGCCGCTGTGGATGGTCGATCCACCAGCTTCCGACCGCCTTCTGGATGGGCTGGCCGTTTTCAGCGAAGCCAACAACTACCTTCTGATTGCGGTAGCGGTTCCGGAAGTCATCGAACGACTGTAGATCAAGGGCTTCGCGGTCCAGTTCGGGATGCGTCCGCCGCCAGCCTGCGATACGCACCTTGCCCGACGTAATGACTGCGTGCTGATCATTGAGCTTGAGGAGCCACGGATCAATGGCGTATTCGCGCGCCCGCACAATCTGACGCACCGCGTAACCCTTCCAGTCAGGCTTCTCCCTGACACTCTTCGCAATCTCGTTCGGCCCAGTGATGACGCCAAAAATCATGTCGTCGGATACGTCGGCGCGCACCAAGTCGCAGCAGACCCGGAACAGGGCTTCAGACCGGGAGGTGTATTTGGTCGGGTCAATCGGGTCCGTGCCGGTCGCGATCAGGGCAAGCGTCGATTCCTTGATGGTCTTGCCGTGGGCCGTCGCCCACGCCGTAAGCTCATCGACGCCGACCCCTGTGCCTCCGGCCAGCGGCGGGGCCACCCGTTGCCTACGCGCTGCGCGCGGTGGCGTAGCGGTCGCCTTCGCTGCCGGGGTGAACTGGTCGATGGAATAGACGGCGGTATCGTCCCATTCGACCAGTGTTGCGAGTGCAGGCACGCGACCCTGTTTGCGCTTCTTGGCGTTCGGGAGGTTGATAGTCCCGGGCAGGCGCATGATCCGGTCGCAGTTGTGGCAGTGGTCCGCCTGAAAGACCTTCTCCAACTGGACGTTGTATGCCTCAATTTCCTGCGCCCGGGCCACGTCGCCGTTGATGACCAACTTGTCATCCGGCGCGAGCTTCCAAAACCCCTGAAGACCGCCACCGCTCGAAATGATCACGGTTGGCTTCGGGGAGTAGTTCCGTAGAAGGCGCAGGATGCGGTCCTGTTCCTCGGCAATGTCCTCGCCTGCGCGCGGGTCGATGTCTACGTGGAGCCAAGCGAGCGCGGCCACGTCCTCCTTGGATGCCTTGCTGTTCAATGCGCGGCGGACTGGGTTTACGTGGAAATATAGATTCGCTACGCCTTGCCGCTCCTCAATCCACTGGGCTGCATCGACCCACGCAGCAGGCTCGAAAGAGGTTGTCACGATCTTGCCGTCCGGCACGATAGCGGTCAGGACCCAGACCTGTTCAGGACTCCACTTTTTCAGGAACTCGATGGCGGCGCGGGTGTCATGCTCGATCTTTGGCTTCATCCGCGCGCCGCCTCCCTACGGAGGTGGGCCTTGTGGCTCAGGTAGCGGCCACGTCCATACTGCTTGGCCATCTGTGCCCACATCGATTGCGGCGGCGCAGTCAACTTTCCGGCCATCACACCCGCGCACATCAACAGGCGGCGGCGATAGGCCGCAAACTCCTCGGTGCCGTCATCCTCATCATTCAGACGTGCGGCCAGCGCATCGACCTTCGAGGTGAAATCAGAGACGAGGTGATCGTCACCTTCCGGGGTCGTTTCCGGCCCATAGGGGAACACGTCAAATGGCGAGTAGCACAGCATGTGCGCTACATATGCAGCGTCATAGCGGCAGGGTTCGCAGGGCGCAGCCTTTAGCGCCTTCGGCGTCTTGGTCATGGCGTTGCCCTCAGTTCTTGGTGATCAGAGAGTCACGCCACTTCAACAGCTCCATTTGATCGAACACGGTGCAACGTGGTCCGATCTTGCGTGAGCGCGGGAAGTCAGGCCGTTCCTTGTGGAAGCGCCAGAGTGTGGAAACGGCGATGCCAAGGAACTCGGCAGCTTGGGTCGGGCGAAGGGATTTGCTTGGGTGAACGTGCATGGCAACGATCCGAGAAGTCGGGTAACTGGACCGGCACGCGGGCAGGAACGCCTACGCATCGGAGTCGAGTTGTTCTCCTTTTCTCGGATCAGCCGACTACCGCGTTGCACGGCGTCTAAACAGTCCCTTGGACGCTTGTAGCGCGCCCGTCCTGCGATATCCGCCACCGGGTTACCCGTGGCTGCGGATCGGTTGAAATCGTACTACCGGAGACGAATCAGGTCTAGCTATTTTTCTTGTAGATCAGCTACTTACTTTACTTTTTGGGGCGCAAAATGTAGCCCACTCCGTCATAAGTGCCCGCCGCTTCTCGAAAAGATCGCCGCGGCGGTAGGCCGCTTCGACCTTGTTGCCTATGGTGTGAGCAAGCGCCATTTCCACCACGTCGCGTGGAGTATGCGTCTCTTCTGATGCCCAGTCCCTGAAGGTCGAGCGGAACCCGTGCGCGGTGATGACCTTGCCCTGCTTCGGATCGATGTAGCCCGCACCGCCACGCTTGACGCTGGCATCGTGCATGTCGCCCAGCAGCTTCGTCAGTGTGTTGTCGGACAGCGGATTCTTGCCACGCTGCGGCGTGAACACGAGGTCCGTCCCTTCGATCCGCGGCAACGCCTTGAGCATCTTGATTGCCGCATCCGAGAGTGGCACCCGGTGTTCTTTCTTGCTGGACTTCATCCGCTCGGGAGGGACGGTCCAGACCTTCGCCTCCAGGTCGATTTCGTCCCAGCGCGCGCACGCGCTTCGCCCGACCGGGCCGCGGTCAGGATCGCGAACTCAAGCGCCCGCGCGCCCATGCCATTTGCGCGAGCGAAGGTCCACCATGAACGGCTGCATCTGGGCATAAGGCAGCGCC